CCTGTTGCATCCATTTAGGTAAATTCTCATATGCTAATTGTAATCTACCAAGTAGATCTCTTGCAGTAGATGCTTTATTTGCAAGAACAGCAATATTAACATTATCATTAAAAAGTGCATAATGCAATAAGTAAGATACGCAGGTGGTTGATTTACCAGTCTGTCTTGGCATCTTACATATATTGAATCTTTCTTCGTGAAAGTTTCTAATTAGTTTCTCTTGGAAAGGGTATAAGTCAAACGGAACTAAGCCCTCATCAAGAGAGACGATCTTAATATATTTCTTAGCAAAGTAAACAGGATCATCTTTACATTTAACAAACTCTAAGATTTGTTCTTGTGTAAATTCAATTTCGGTATTCGCTTTCTTTAGATTCGGATTACCGAGATAAATGTCGTCAACGTAAGGCATAATTTAAATCATGAATTTTTTGTCGTGTTCGATTGTTCTTTGCTGTAGTTCTATTGTTTTTTCTAGTCTTTGTATTTTCTTTTTTAAATCTTTGCTATCCTCTCGTCTGGAGGATCGGTTCTCCTGAGTCATAATCCGAAACTTTGTAATTCACGATTTTAGAGCCAGGATACACTTTGCTCACTTGATCCTGTACTTCTTTTCGTGATGGTAATACCACAGTGGGGAAAAACATTTTTATCATATATGTTCCTCCTCGCCATCGTAAAATAACTTTTAGTATGTTTCCTACTTTGTTATAATCTGGTAAACGTGTTGCTTCGTATTGAATATTTGATTTTGGTGATTTGATTGGTTCGGGTTTAATAATGTCAACTGCCTCAACTTCCCTCCATTTAATGTCTCCAGTGGCATCTTCGACCTTAATGCCACAGTTTTCTAATGCACCTATTTGTGCTGGAGACCAACCCATTTTCGAGTATCAATACTGTATTATTTAGTATGTGGAATATCTACATCATCACATCCTGCGTATGAAGTAGATAGATCTGCACCTATATCACCACCTTTATCTGCACCAAACATAGTGACAAATCCAGCAGCAACCCAACCTACGAATGGTATATTTGATAGTGCAGGAGCAGCTTGAGCACCAACAGCACCACCCACTACTCTACCAGTTCCTCTTCCAGATCCAGCAGCCTCTATACATGCGATAGTCTTAGCACTTATCTGATTAGAGTTCCATTTACTCGTCTTTGTAATTGCTGATGGGTCTATCCATGCAGATGTGCTACTAACAGGCCCTCCATGATGAACTGCTCCATCCATCGTATACATTTCTGTCGTCTTTATATTTTCCTTCTTCGTTCCTAGGAATCCACCTCTCTTCTCTATATCCTTTACATTTGACATGACCAGTGGATCATTTGCCCTGTATGTCATATCATATGAACCGTCTGCATTGCTTACGACTCTATATGAAGTATATGGCCCCACTGGCAGTGAAGGGAACTTACTCTCCTTATTATTCAATCTAATGATAGATCCAACCAACCCTATTTGGGCTCCACCTATTACCACACCCAATCCAACTGCAAGCCATTTAACTGACGATTTTATAGTCATTTGTGTCATATAATGCTGACTTATATATATTAACCTCCGTTTCCACCTCCTCCATTACCACCGCCACCATTGCCACCGCCACCGTTTCCACCACCGTTTCCACCGTTGCCGTTGCCACCGTTGCCATTACCATTACCGTTCCCGTTTCCGTTGCCGTTCCCGTTACCAGAGTCTGATCTATTGTCTGGTGCTAGTCTGCCACCATATCCTATACGATATCCGTTAGGTATTTTCTTGCATTTCTTTTCGTCAAAGCAGTAATACTGACCTGGTGGGCATCTCTTAGTTGCTGCTTCTTCTATAAATTTGTTGAAGTCTTTCATGTTCATACTCTTGTTAAAACTTTGGATAATTTGAAAACTGTGGATAAAGAAGTGGTCGGAGTTCCTCTCACTCTTACGTTGCCAGAACTTATATCAGCGTCAAACGTGGCAAGGGATATGCCAGTTCGCACAGTTCCGAATTCCATTAGATGAACTGTTGATCCATCATGTAATACGTTTAATGTGGTAACGTGATAACTTGATCCTTGTGTAATTTGTATTTGATACTGGGCAGATCGGTATGTTGTTGCCGAAAATGTATCTATAGTAGATGCACTTGTAGTTGTTGTAGTTGTTGTAGCAGCCTCAAACGATATGACTGGGGTTATACTTCCAGCACCAAGTTCGATTCCAGTTCTTGCTGTAACAACTCCAATTGAGTCTACAAAGGTAACATCATCATAGGTAACTGTTCCTGCACAGGATATATTACCTGTGACTTCTAAATTACCTGTAACTACATTTATAAGAGCTGTGCTTGCAATACCTACAAACTTAGTTCCGTTTCCATCTGCATTGTAAACTAATATCTTATTATCACCTGTTGCTATATCAAAATCAACGTCTGCAAGATCTGGAACAAATCCAGCACCACCACCACCTATGACAGCAAGTTGTTGTTGTGTTCTATTGATGAACAACCTATAGTGATCTGCTAATGCTTTTAGATTAGGAAACTGTTTATCTAGTGGAGCCAGAGGATCATCACCAGTTCCAACTGATTGTGTATTTTCTGGTGGTTCATTTAAAAGACCCTCTTGTATATCTTCTACTTCAGTTTTTACTAGTTTTTGTTTTTGTCTTATATCTTCGACAAGAACTTTAAGAGAATCTAAACCTTTTGTGAACTCTTCTCTAATTTCCTTAATATCTTCTTCATAATATTTGACTTTAGGTAGATTACTTATCTCTTCCGTAAGTGATTCAAAATATCCAGCATATAGATCTTTTGTATCTTCATTAGTTTGATTAAACTTCTTAACCTGTTCTTCAACATTGAGTTTCAACAGATTATACTTGCTCATAATCTGTTTCTTTAATAAGTTATCATCATTCTTGAATGCGTGTTTAATATCAAGAATGCCTACAGCAGCAGTTCTTAGTTCTTCATATATTTTTTTCTTTGTCTCTGTGAAGTTTTCTGTTAGTTCTTTTATTTCTGTTTTAGATTCAAATCTTTTAGTTTCAAGATCTTCGGATAGTTGTCTAACTTCTTCATTTATTTTATTTCTAACTGAATCTACATTATCTTTAGCCTTGATGAAATCATCGTCAATGACACTAAACTGTTTTCCTATCCATGAAAAATCAGGAACCTCATTGACCTCGTTTACCCACTTAGGGAATATTGGAATAGATTCTTTTAATAGAACAATTTCATCTCTTATAGATGCTAGATCACCTTCATAGTGACGAATTTCTGGAAGACTCTTGAGACTACTTTCAAGACGTTCAATTTGAACATCATAATACCGTATCTCTGGTATCTCTGCAGCGTTTGTACGTACTTCTTCCTTTAGTTCATCAATCAAACCACATATGGCAGATATCTCATCATCATATGTTACCTGTTCAGGAACTTCAGGAATGCTTTCTTTAACTTCCTCTACATAAGCAGTTAGTTCTTCTAACTCCTTTTCATAGTATTTTATTTGTGGTATCTCAGGTATATCTTCTCTAACGTCGTTTATTAATCTTATTACTTCTGTTAAATCTGGCTCGTATGAAGATGGTGCAAGATCAGGTTTTTCCTCCTCTTCTTCTTCTTTTTCTTTTTCTTCCTCGATGAACTCATCCACGGAGGGTAATTTTTCTTCTGTTATAAGGTCATCTACAGACGGTAATTCTGGATAGAATTCATCTATAGACGGTAGTTTTTCCGCCATGGTATGAGTAAAATATTACTTTGGGATTCCTCTCCCTGATTTATTTATCTTCTTTTTTAGTCTGAGCTTTTAGTAGTTTAGATAATTCAGATGTTGACCCTACAAACAATGCATTATTGACTGTTGATGGGCCTTTTTGTTTCTCTTCTTCATTTACATCTTTTAGTTTCTTTTGAAGATCCATCAATTTATCAGTTGCATCAGCAACGTTTTTAATTAATTGACCTGCAACCTCATACGCTCTAGGCATCTCGCTTTCTTGAGCAAGTTCAAGAATACCATTGATAGCCTCCTGACCTTTTTCTATTATACTATAGAGATTGCCACGAGTGTATTCATAATCCTTACTAATATGATCGGGATTTTGTTTCTCTTTTTTCTGAACCCTCTCAACTTCTGCAGGAACAATACTTGTTTCTACATTGAAAGCATCATCTAATCCGTCGGTTTTCATGTGTAAGATCCGTCAAATCCGAAGTCATCTCCTAGTTCAACTAGGTTACTATCTTCTCTAGGTGAGTAATCTATACCCTTAATCTCTGTTCCTCTAACATGTTCTTTAGCAATTGTGGTATCTTGACCTCTCTCAACTGTAATTTTATTACCTGTAATCTTAGTAACTTTCATCTCCTCACCATCAACCTCAATAAATTTCTTGACTGTGATTGCGGATCCAGAAACAACGTTAATTGTTGTTTGAGATGCATCTATATCTTCACTTAGATTTGTTACAGCATCAGCAGTGTAATCTTTGAGTGCTCTTGGTTTAACAGCGAATGTAACATCTCTTTGTGTGCTTTGTGATCCACCAGCAAGGTAACGAACAGTAGCAGTTTTGATGATGTCTTTGGATGCAGATGTGACAGGGCCAAATAGATATGTCTTTGCAGTAAATCTTAGTGTATAAAGTAAAACTCTCCTTGATGTAAAATCTCCCTCATAATCATCTTGCATTGTAATATTTTCTAATACAACTGGAACATCTTTCTTTTCGTTTATTAAATCTACAAGATTGATTGTTAGATTGTATGATGGTTGGAAAAATGGTAATATCTGTTCTACTAACTGTAATGCATCATCATTTAGTTTACACATAATAGCAAGTTCAAATTGCATATTATATGGAACTGGCATGAATACCTTTTTAATATCTGTTCCGTCGTCTGGATTCTTAACTGCTATTGTCTGAGTTGTTGTTACCTTTCTAGATGAATCATATGTAAGACCTGTAAACTCAAATGACATTCTAGGCAAACTGATTGCAGTTGCTTGACTTAAGTTTGGTGCTTGTTCTAATCTTGCTAAAAACTTTTGTGTTGGGCCATATGCCAATGGAACTTTTACAGTTGATCCCTCTTGCTTAATGGTAAGACCATTAAACAGTGTTCCAAAACTGATGATTGTTTTTCTTAGGATTTCGTTGTAAAAATACTCAAACATTGTTATATCCTGTTACATGTATTTAGGGTGTTCCAAACGGATTGTTCTCTGAGAAGTCTAAAATAGCATCCGCTTGTAGTTCAAACTCATCATTTTCACCAAATCCATCATCAAAGTTTGTTAGATCAATCACTCTAATTAAGTGTGATGCACTTGAAGATGATCCAGTAATTGTCTCTCCAGACCTGAATGTGCCTGTGATATTATATATCTCTAACTCATTTGTAACAGCGTTCCAAGTTCTAACTCTTGCTGTAGCACCACTTGTTCCA